TGGGAAGGTAAACGTCGGAAACGCCCGCGAGTTGTTTGCTACAATGCATACTGTAATGAACGACTATATGTATAATGACATTCACGATGTTCTTTCTGTTGTAATGTGGAATAAGTTTGTTAATATCCACAAGATTACTCCCAAACAGGACGCCAAGATACGCGGTTGGTACAATTATATAATGGATAATATCCTATTGCGTGATATAACTGAATCGCGGGGAGAACATATCGAAAACCTGCTGGCCACAGCCCGTAAAGACCTTACTCCATCAGAAAGCGAAATGCTTGACGTATACATGTTGTCCACACTTGAGACCCGCAGTAAACAGGAAATAATTGACTCAATAGCCCAAAAATTAAATCGGGCCAGAGGGCTAACCAAAGATGAAGTTCTGAAACGTATGAACCAAATTAGCAAGATGGATGTTAACCAAATGTGGAAGTTAACTCATAGTGCACGTTTGGGACAACTTGTTCGCACACTCTCTCCGCGGGTATTGCAATCCTACTATCAAACGCTAGAAAAACTATTCAAGCCGTTATTGGAGAAGATAACCCCCACCGATGCGTCCCGATTCTTTGCCGAAGAGTTAACTGACTCATATTGGACCAATTATACCGCAGATGACAGAGCACTTCGGTTTAATAGCGCCTTTAGTATTACTGTAGAAAATGCTAAGAAGAAGTATAAGTCTATAAATGAGCTGCGAAAGAACTATGATGCTATTGATAAACTATTCAAGAATATTATGCGTCATCCTGACTGGCAGCGCCTAATGGATGGTGATAATCTTCTACAGTTTATGCGCTTTTTAACCAGTGAGAATTTTCTAACCGCACCAAAAGACCTGTCCCAGATGACCATGCGTGATATAGAGAACATGAACAATTGGTTTGAAAAGTATCTCTATAAAGACACATTAGTGGAGAAATTATTTGCCAGAAAGAAAAATTTGAATAAGCCTGGCGTCGCCTGGTTCTATGATATGTTTATGCCTAAAACAATAGCCAAGCGCATGTTACGTCACAACCTGGCGAGTTTTAATGTCGTAGCTCACGGTGGCGGCCCGTTGGCAGAGCCACTTTCACACATGAACGAGTTGATAAATGTCTACAACTATATGGAGCGTAACAAGCAGCGGGCAATCACAGCTTCAGATGACCGCTTTTCACAACTATTTGAGGAACTATTATCTGGCACTAAACTGATAGAAACGCCCGAAGGGCGAGAGTTAAGAAAACAGATTATTAATACTGCTTGGAATCTTGTAGAAACCGTTGGGACTAAAAATGGTGGCGGTGGCGGAATGTTTACTGATACACCAGCATTTAAGGAGTATGAGAAAAAATACAAGGCATTATATGAGCATCTCCAGACTATACCAATTACCGAGACACAAACAGCCGCTGACCTTGTTGAGATAATAGCAGAGGGGATGCAAAAGCATAATGCCATTTGTTATGAATTTATTCACGGTCCAAATGAATTGTGGGAATCGCGGGACAAGGTAAATATCGAGCTGGCCCGCAAGTACCTTCTCAGTGGCAAGTTTATTGGCAATGACCCCATGCGTTTCCTTATTTGGAACGATTTCACCAAGCAGAAGGGGGCCGGCACTCCCCGGCCAACCGGATATATTTCTGGTTATATGCCTCATATATTTGATACCACCCGTGACTATATTAAGGCAACCGAACGGTTTCTTGCCAAAACCAGAAAAGAGATGATGCAGAAAGTTGAAGCTGGTGAAATGACTGCAGAAAATATGGAGAGAGAACTCAGCATTATTGCAGATAAACTTAATCGCGAGCGGGCTAGTAGGGTTGGTCGTGGTATACTTGATAGTCCTGCTCTGAGTATGATTGACGCCGAAGAAGAACTTAAGGATGATGTTGATTGGGGTTACAGTTTGTCGCGAGTTAGCAAAAATATGCTTACTCGTGGCACCAATCTTGATGGATATAGTACAGACGTAATTCAACTCCGCAACTATAAAAATAGTCTTGTTAACACTTACTATACCTCGCGTTATGCTTATGAGGCAGAAAAGATTATTACTCGCTTTAGAGACCAAATGTCTGCTAAAGACCCACAACTGGCCGAAGCTTTTGAGTCTACTCAGTTACGCAGATATGTACGAGATACAATAGGATTGCCTAGTATCTACAGAATAGGAGCCAAGCAGTTTGGTTTTGGCCAATATCCCTATGGTCAGATATGCGACCAGCGAATAGCTGAGCGGTGGAATAAGTTTATTAAACACATACCATTTTTGAAGCGTCTGGAGATTACCTCTGACAATATTGATGCCCTACAGAATCTTGCAACTGCAGAGGCTCGTTTTGAATCATGGTCATTGCTTGCCAGTGCAAGATTTTACGTAAACAACTTTTTGGGTGGCGATACCAACACAATGATAAGTGTCGGGTTTGAACCCTGGCGTAAAGCGTTAGTAATGAATCTGGGCGGTTCTAATGCTGATAAATATTACAGTCAGTATCAGCTCACAAAATATAAGGTGCGCAATGCTGATGGTAAAATTGAGTATGTTACCGCTGGTGATATTAACACCACGGGCCGCAAAGCTTTATCTCAGTTATATATTGATTCTGGAATATATCAGAGTTTTCTTAAGCAAGAAGTTGGTATTTACAAAGAGTTTAGTATTGGGACTGGCAAAGATTTTTTTAATGATATGCTTACTTTGGCAAAAACCAGAGAACTAACTAAGAAGGACGTATGGGAACTAGCGGCTAAACACCGAATCAGCGAAAAAGCATCCCGCTTTGCGTCTAAGTTTATTGGTAGTTCGGAAGCGTCTTTGCGGAAAAGGTCATTTCTGGCCCACTATATTGCTGCTCGGGACAATAACTATCCGCAAGAAGCGGCAATTGAGGTTGCGTTACGTGGTGTGGAAGCCTCTCAGTTTTTGTATGATATGGGCAACAGGCCGGCATTTTCGCGTACTGCTGTTGGTCAGATACTTACCAGATTTATGCATTGGTCATGGAACTCGGTTGCTTTTAGAAAACAAATCCTAAATGCCAGAAAGATATATGGGCTGGATTCCGCTAGTGGAGAACGTTTAAAAAGAATGCTTACCATTGACATGTTTGTGATGGCATTGGGGTCGGCTTTTCTTTCTTCAGTTTTCGAGTCTTCACTACCTGCTCCGTATAACTGGATTCAGGATACTGCTGAACTGATTTTTGGAGATGAAAAAGAGCGGGAACGAGCATTTGCCGGGTCTCCTATTGGGCCGCTATCTATTGTTGCTGCTCCCATTACTAGAATACCGGTTAGTGCGCTTGGAGCAATCTTTACTGGTAGTTGGGACCGCTTTTTGCAATACCATATTTGGACTGCATTTCCATTTGGCAGACTTTCTCGTGAAGTATTAAGAACCGCCCGTACTCCTGAAATGCTTCCTGAGTTTATGTTTGGAGTGCCCGTACACGAGTTTTCTCGTCTGCGCAAGAAAATGATGAAGGAAGAGCCAGCAGTTAAATGGTCATTCTTCTAACCACTGGCTCTTTGATAACAACAACTCAACTCATATTTTTATTGCGAAGTGTTTCAATAGTTTCTTTAATCACTTCATTGCAAGTATCGCATAATACTATCGGATTATCCGGTCGTGTAACATAGTTACCCCACCCTTCAGGCAGCTGAACATTGCCCTTAAAGGTTTGTTCTGGACTATGCTTTTTGCATATATCACAAATAACTGTGAGTTCCATTATTTTCTTCGTCCTTTCTGTCGTTCTTTCTTAGTTTTTTTGTTGTGGCATTTTGTACATAATCCCTGCAGGTTATCAGTATCACAGAAAAGAAGTGTGAGCCACTGACCAAACTCTTGAAATGTAGTTGGTTGTTTACCAATAGGTATTTTATGGTCTACATGGATGACCTCACACTTCTTTTTACACTGCTGACACTTGTATACACCTGATTCTATCTTGCAACTTTTCTTTACAGATGCATGGATTGCACTATACTGCCAGATTTCTCTTGCCTTGGAAATAAGTTTAGCGATATCGCTTCTTTTACGTTGCAATTTTACATTACCTCAAAATGTTCAAGTGACAAGACCACCTGGGTGTCTTCTTTAGACATTTTGGCTGGTATAATTGTTCCCCATATTTCATATTGTTCTCGGGTAGTAAGATAAAGTGTCTTGCTGTTTTTTACCCGTATAATTATTGTATTGATTAGTCTGGATTTAAGTGCGTCTAAGACACCCTTGCTTATAGCCCAACCGCTATATTTACGAAACCAATGCTTCTTAGTGTCCCTGTCAGTTACATAGCGTTCTCCATCGATATAACCAATTTGTTTCATTCGTTTATTAGTTACTATAAATACCGGTTCAACTTTCATAATATTATTATGCCTTAGTATCGTGATGTGTATACTCAACGTGGACTTTATCCCACTCGGTTAAAGTTATGCTAATACTATACCTGTGCAAACCAATGCCAAATGTTATCTGAGTGCCAGAGACATAGCATACTATCATAGAAAGATATAGATAATATAGTATGCGTAGTTCTCCACCCCATCCGGCTCCAGTAGTAGTACTTGTATAACTGAGTATTTTCATTTAACGAGTAATCCTTTTTTCCGTTCGACGTACCCATAATCTGTTTGCCCGCCTGCAGATATGGCTGCGTTTCTGGCTTCCGCCTGATTAACTGTTTGTACAATTTTAATTAACTCTGGCGGAACTTTGGATTGGTTGGTAATATTTAGCGCCCCCCACCGTTCGACCACAGTGTAGTTTGCTAAATCAGTACGGATAGACAGGTTTCCTGAGTTATTTAGAGTCCCTGATGCTTCAATTAGGCTAATGGCAAGATGTTCTATTCTTTCCTTAACCTTGTTAGCAGTATTAATACGGACATTTAAACGTTTTATTTCTTCATGTAATACGTCTTTTTCTGCTTCGATAGCACCTATTCGCTGCTTAATGGCATTCTTAAAATGTAGAATATTGTCTACTTTCTGTGCCATTTGTGTATCAAGTCTTATGAGCGCTTGATTGATTTCATTTTGTTCTTCGGCGCTGATACCCTCTGCTTCTTTGGTATCTCGTAATTCCATTAGGTTATAATATTCGTCAAGTAGTTGGTATGTTGAAGGAAGATTTGTACTCATTTTATTTCTCCTTTTATTACAATTTTAAATAGTTCGCTCAGTGTCAGGTCTGCTTCTCCATACCTTTCATCACCTATGCGTATTCTGATATGTACAGTTGGGTTTCTTTCGCAGTCACCTACAAGAGATACTTCAAGTAATGCACCAAACGTTGAAAGAGTGGCTACTATACCACTGTTCTTAGTGCCACAACGAGTAACGCCTCTTCGGCCACCGCGAAGTACTCCATAATAATAAGACATTATTTACCTCCTACTATAAATCCATTGGATAGTGGGGGAAACGCTTGCTCATACTCTTTCTTACTGCTTTGAGCAATACGAAACGAGGGAAGCATTTTAACATAGCATGTTCCCAGTTCTCCATCGGTATTTTTGAAGAGTTCTATTTTCTTTTCTGGCTTTTGGGCATTGCCCCATAATCCGATTACTTTAGTAGAGTCGCATTCAATACTGCCGCTTTCCTTACCGGCATAGAGGTCTAATGCTTCCACCCTGCTATATTCTCTTCCAACCTGAGAAAGTTGAATAATAATAATTTGCATTTTGTTTACCAGCCTACGTAGAGTTCTGGTAATTGTTTTAATTTTTGCCCGGTCATTAGAAGCATCAACATCAAGCAACTCAATGTAGTCAATAATTACTAATCGTGGTTCATATTCGTATATTTCGCGTTCCAGTTGCTTCAGGTTAGGGCTTATGCTACGTGTAAGAATATGATTTAGTTCTGCTGGTGCTTTAGTAGGACGTTCGTTGCGGTACAGACTGTTGACTGTGCTTTTAGTCATATTATTTAGGATTTGCAGTTGCCTACGATAAATTAACCAGGGTGACATCTCAAGCGACAAATACAGTGTTGGAAGGTTGTAAGATTGCTTATGTTTGCCAAATATATCCATACCAATTGCCCAGTTCTGTGCCAATGCCGTTTTACCTGCGCCAGTTAAGCCAAACAATGTTACCAGGTCACCTGGCATAAAGTCAATATCATTTTCCATTCCCAGCATTTGGCTAATTGGCAGTGTGCTGTGAGAAAAGTCAGTAGTAACTCTCTGTAGATAGGCCTCATGCAAATTGCAGGAATTAAGTATTTGTGCATCATAATCCTTATCTTTGTAATAAATGCACTGTGGCGAACAGTACTTGGATAATATATCGTCATTGCAACTATAAATATAACTCTTGTTGTAGCCATACTCAATAATATTTTGGAGTTCCTTATCGGCAAATCCATTGTCGTTACTTTGTAGCCACTTACCTATTGCAGAAATAGCAGCATCTACCGGAAACCCATGTCTGCGGAAGTGAGATGTTAAACGCAGAATTGTTTGATGCCGCTCTCCGGTTTGTGGGCCGCGTTTCCATAAATTGTGGATACAACTAGCAATTCTAAATGGTTCAAATACTGGCTGTGATTCTATATTCAGATGGTCCACAATCATACTATGCAGTTCTTTGTTAGCCGCCAAGTCATAATTGCCAAATGGGAAGTCGAGTCGTGGAGTAGTGGCTAGTGCTTGTATATCTTCGTGTAACAATTCTTCATAGTGAATAGGTATCTTATACAGGTTGGTCTTGCTATTAATAGTATGTGGCACACGATAGATTCCGCTCTTGGAATAAAACGATAGGTCTACCCAATCACTAAATATACTTTGCAAAGTTGCTTTTACTATTTGTGGGAGCCGCTCGCTATCTTCAAATCCAAACGCTTGGGCACTAAACACAATGTGAAAACCACTGCCAGAGAAATATATTAAGAACCTATCACCAATTAAATCTCGTACCATTTCTAACACAGCTATGCACTTTTCTCTGGTAGTTTTAAAGTCGCCATCATTGTCTACATCTAAGATGATATTATTAATAGAATAAATTCCCATATAGTTGCTTACCGACCCTTCAAATGGCTCTTTAAATATATAGGTTGAGCGGTAGAGGGGCACATCCTTGCGGATGTACCCCTTTAATTGGTCATACGGAATACACAGCCCTGGACGATTACTTGGTAATCCTTGTACAACCTCTATAAACATTATAGCTCCTCTACTTCGCTTATCGGTGTTTGAACGGTACTGGCAGGTTTAATATAGCCCATCTTAACATCTTTCTCGAAGTGACCCACCAGCTTACGAATATCAGAATCTTTTGCTGTAATTGGTAGCACTCTCCGGTATGCTCGCCAGTAAGTTTTGCCGTCTTTGCGATTAACCTCCCGATACATATAAACGTATAAATTAGGTTCATATTCTGAAATTAGTGGATTATCGCTAAGTGGAGTAGCGCTAATACTACTTAGTACATTCTCATTTATGCTACCATCTGCATTTACGCACAGTATACCCATTGCATTAAAGAACTCAAGTATGGTAAATGCACTGCCAGCAGCAATAATGTGGCCCTGTTCGTCACGCTTATAGTCACCGGATAAGATAAAATTGTATGTTTGACCCTTTCCTTCTGGTGCATAATACACCTTAATAGCGACATCATTTTTTCTTTGTGATGCCGACTGGTCAAATAATTCAACTTTAGTAACCGCCACGGGTACAATGCCTTCTTTAACATATCCTGGTGTAGATATTCCCAGTGTTTCATAATTATTTATCATTTTCTGTCTCCTTCTGTTTGATGGTGTGTTTCTTTACTTCATTTTCAATTGACGTCCAACTAAATGGAATTGTCTTTCCGGCCAACGCTTCAAAGCGACTGCCTACCTGTCGTTCGTCATACGCCTGGAATGACACCACGGCCTTGTTGGTTGACTTATCTATACTAACATATCCAATAACATCAGCCCTTCCATTTAGAGCGGTGGTTAGCCCCCTGGGCAAATCGGCAGACAGTTGTACTGTTGTTCCAATAGTGGTGGTAGGCTTGGAATGGTTTATTTGAATAAAATCGATACCATATTTTCTGCAGAGCAGCCCAAAGCGTTTAATAATATCAAGATTTTTACTTCTTGCTCTACCCCAATCGCCACCATAAGCAGCTTCGCCCATTGATTTTAATCCCATTTCGTTGATTACTATTTCCTCAATCCATTCGTTGATATCACCCATAGTATCTATAGCAATTGCTTTATATGGGAATGTGCCCTGTTCCAGATTCTGTCTAGCATAGGTTAGTACTTCTGAAACTGAATACACTGACATTGGTTTTCCGCGATTGGGACCAGTACGATAAACATATCCTCTTTCTTCCGGTGGAATAATTCTAAGCAGCGGTTTTCCGTTCCGAATAATGATTTTGCCATTTTCATCTTTTTGTTCTTCTTTTGGTGGATTAATACTGGTAACTGTTATACGGTTACATTCTACCAAGTCCGACCCAAGATTAGCATCTATTAGCAAACAGCTATCTCGCCACTTGGCTACCTCCGTTGTCTTCCCGGTTTTGGGTGGTCCGATAAAGATGTACACAAATCCACCCGGCAATTCGTTTTTGTTTACGCTAACTTTTTCTACTAGCATTTTTCCTCCTTTTGTTATTTGTTTTATACTGGATTAGGTCTTGTAGTTGTCGAATCGGGTATCCGTCATAGCCTCTGCGTAGTCCAAACTTCTCTATTTTGTAGAGTAGATTCCGAATATATACCAATAACCGCTGAATGTCATCTGTCTTGAGGTCACTATACGGTCGCATTAACAGCCTCCTGTTTTATGCCCTTGTTATACAGGTTAAGTACTCTAGGTTTCTTGATTTAATAATACAAGTTGGTTTACTGCCATACAAGGCAGATTATCACAGCCACGAACTCCGATTTTTGCAGTCACACCTTTATAAACAAGACTGTATTTTGGAACCCTTGCCCGAAAGAATGTTGCGCCCTGATAGCCCCCAGGTGCATGTCTAAGCAATGCTTTAACAAATCGTCTGGCATCTTTCTTTCTGAGAAGCACATGAAATGCTGAATACTCAGTGAAGAATCCAGTAGTAATCTTATACAGTTTATTGGGCTCCCAGAACATATCGTAGAATGGTGATTTAATTCTACTATTCTTCAATTGCCAGGGGAAATACATCATAATTCTGCGTACTGCATAGACATAGGTAGTTCGTTGTAGAATAAAGTGACTAAAGTTAGTTATACACATTGTTGCTCCCTATCCTTCTTATTCATTTTCTTCGTCCTCTTTTTCAATAGTTGCTAGGGAAAATATATCCCAGTTTTCTTCTTCCTCAGTGGTACCGAAAGTAGCCAACAGATTTCTTTGCGCTTCGGGGTTGAGGTCATCAAAATAGATTTCAAAAGTTCTCGTTGGCATATTTACTCCTTGTGAATAATAATCATTCGTTTCATGAATGATAATCAACAACGGTTAGCAAAGTATCATCCGGTAAGTCCTTAATGAATCTGTCGTAAAATGCCTTAACCCATTCCTCAGCATCGAGAGACCCATCGGTAAACATACTACACTC